ATCTCGCCTATTTCTAGCAATGAAGCGTCTGGAAAATATGGTAAAAGTTCTTCTGGGTTAAGATATAAAGGAGCAAGATCAGGAGCAAAAATAATTATTTCTTCAGACTTAAGTGTGATTTTTGGCTGATATTCCGTAACAGTCGAGCTAACATATAATTTTTGGTTAACAACAACAGAGTTGCCGCTGTTTAAAAGACCAGTAAATTTAACAGAGTATGTATCAGCTGAAGTTGGAGTAAAATCATATGTATATACAGAAGAAGAACTTGCAGTAGCGTTTCCCGATTCAACTGTATTACTTTCTGAATTTTTAATAATAACCGTTACAGGTGCCACTGGTACTAAATCAACTTCATTGCCGGAACTGTCTATATCTTTAAATTTAACAGTTATTCTTACTGTATCATTTATAACAATTTTATCTGTAGACATAAAACCCCTTATATATTTATGCGTTAGATATTATAGTAATATCTATTGTTCCAGCAGAATTTTTATCAAAAACTATAGTATCGGCTGTAGCAAATGCGTAAGATTCATTTTTATCTACGGATATAGCAACATAACCAGAACTCTCGGCGTCAATCCCCTGGGAGCTTGCTATAGCATATGCTTCTGCATTTATTTTATCAAATTCTATTGATCCATATCCATCAAATGCAGCAAATTCTAGGGAAGATGATGTTTCAGAATTTTCTATAACACCCGTTGGAATTATTAATGATGAAGATGGAAGAAAAACTAATGTACTGGTAATAGAAGGTGGCTTTAAAACAATTACTTTTAGTAAATTTAAATTACCAAAATTTAGTGTCAAACCAAATGACTGCGGAGATACTACATATAAGCCATTATATTGATAATGCTCTTGGCTATATGCTATATCTCCATCATATTTCATTTAAATCTCTTTATCAGAAGGTTCCACAATCTATAGTTATGCCATCAATTGACCCACCAGTAATTGAAACGTTATTTGAGTTTTGTGTTGCAATAGTTCCTAGACTTAGGGTGCTTCTTGCTGCTGCTGCATCTACATCGTCTATAAGTGAACGACCAAATGATGTGAAGGTTGCCAGTTCAGCAGTACCCGAACCAGTAAAGTATGGAAGTTTATCTGATGCAGATGTGAGTCCGGCAATTGCTGCCAACTCTGCATCATATCCCTGAACATCAGTTCCTATAGCTAACCCTAGATTAGTTCTAGCAGTTCCAGCATCTGTTGCCCCAGTACCGCCATTGGCAATCGCAATAGCGGTACCGTTCCATGTGCCAGTTGAAATTGTTCCAACAGATGTTAAGCTTGAAGCGGTTACTCCAGAACCAAGTGTAGTTGAACTTAAAACAGATGTTCCATTAATTTTAAATTCTTTACCAGTCAACAAATTCAGGTGTTCAGATGAAGTCCACGAATCTGTAGCATCAACCCAGTTAAAAGTCTTGTCGGTAGCGCCTTTAAGAGTAATACCGCCGCCGTCAGCACTTGCGTCAGTTGGAGAGTCTATAGAACCGAGCTCCAAGTTTTTATCATCAACTGTGATTGTTGTTGAGTTGACAGTTGTTGTAGTTCCATTTACTGTTAGGTTTCCAGTAATTGTTACGTCTCCACCTGCAGATACGTTATTAAACTGAACATTACTATTTGTTGCCACTGCTTGACCAATTGCAATTGTTGCATTTGATCCTTCGCCTGGAGTATGGGTAATGGTTACGCCTGTTCCAGCAGTAAGGTCTGACATATAGTTGCCAGTAGTATCTGTACCAAGAGCTATTGTGCCAAGAAGAGCTACTGTTCCAGTTGCATTTGGTATAGTTATAGTCCTATCTGCAGTTGGATCAGTAACCGTTATGGTTGTTTCGTGATCGTCTGAACTTGACCCCTCAAAAACTACAGAAGAACCATTTATGGTTAGCCCTGCAAATGTTGGCGAATCAGAGGTGGCAACTGCTTGACCTATAGCAATTGTTGGAGTTGCCGTCTCCCCTGAGTTGTTGCTGAGTGTTACGCCAGTTCCAGCAACAAGAGATGCAACATAATCACCACTTGTGTCTGCCCCTAAGGCAACTGAGTTTGCAGCTATTGTTGCTGTTAATGTTGCGTTGCCGAGGTTTGTAACAGTAGCACTACCGCTAAGGTCTCCTCCTAATGTTATTGTAAAGTCGGCAACATCAAAATCTAATGTATTATCAGTATCGTCGTAGCTTACGTTAATTCCAGATTCTGTGTTTGAAGACACCATTGCTCCAACAACGTCTGCTACAGCTTCATTAAAGTCTGTAACTGCTGTAGATGCTATTGCAATATTTGTTGCTCCGGCAGTTGTTAAACGACCCTGTGCATCAACAGTAAATGTTGCTACTGCCGTAGCTGAACCATATGAGGCTGCTGTTACTGCTGTATTATCAAGATTGATTGTAACTGTATCTGTTGCAGAAGCGACTGATGTAAGACCTGTACCGCCAGAAATGGTCAAAGTGTCTGTGCCAGAAGTTATCGTTTGGTTAGCGCCACTGTCTGCAGCTACCGTAAACGACGTTGCAACGGCTCCAACAGCAGTATCGACATATCCTTTTGTTACAGCGTGTGTGCTGGAACTGGGAGCCGGAACTATTACTGTCCCTGAAAATGTTTTATTACCAGAAATTGTCTGAGTGCCAGTTAGTGTTGCAAAAGCTCCGGGACCGGCTATTGCAAGGACGGACGTTGCATCTCCGCCCGAGTCACCTTTGCCATAATAAAGTGTTTCATCAACCTCGTTAAATGCTAATTCAGCATTTTTTAAACCAGACGGAGCGCCAGATGCTCCACTTGTTCTTCTTTTAATTCTAATTGTATTAGCCATTTAAAAATTTCCTCCATCCGTAACTTCTTTTTCAGGCGCATTGACCCAAACAGCTCCGTTATATCTTAATATATCATTGTTCGCAACTGAACTGATAGTAACATCAGTTAAACCATTTAAAACTGATTGTGTAGTTATAGCTGATTCTGCTGCTATAATTCTATCTTTAACTGTTAAATGCGATCCAGCTGGACTAAGACCCAAAACTGTCTCAATAGCTTCTACTGCATCATTTAGGTCAGCATGCTGCTGATGATGTGGCACTGTAGCTGAGTTTAGTTTATCTGTTGAAGTTGGATTAACAAAATTATCCAATGTACCAGGATATAGCGTAGGCATTGTTCTCCTTATAGGCTAAATATTTTATATTGGTCATTGTTCCAGTTAATTGTAACTGAAATAGTTTCTGCTGTAGCAGATATGGGCAAACCAGTGGCTGTATCAATATAAGCTATTAATCTAGATGTTGAGGCAACACCTGTATCTCTGTAAATAACTAGATATGCAAAACCAGAATTGCCATAATCTTCTATTGTTATATTATCTGCGTCAAAAATACCAAGAGAAGTTGATTTTTCAGTTAAAATACTTGAAGTTGCAGCAATAGCATCATTAGATATATCTGATAAAAATTGATCGGTATTTAAGTTAACAGAATAATTATTTTTTACTAAAGCAATTTTTATTGTATTATCAGTTAGATCCAATAAACCCTCAAGTAAAGCTTCTTTGGCTTTGGCATAAAGTGCATTGGCCATCATGGGCCAACTTCTGAAGAAACAATTAACCTATACTTATAACCTGATTCAAAGTATTCTTTATTATCAGTATTATAAACTGGAGTAGCGTCATCGGATGGAAAATCTATGTATACATCAGCTTTCCATGAATGCATTGATATTTCTGTATCTACAGTTTCCCATCTACATGGTGTTTTCTGTATTTTCTTTTTTTGAGCCTTAAAATACTTTGAGGTCAAAAAGTTTGAAGCTGGGCGAGAGCTAAAGCTTATAGTAACTCTTCCGTTGTTTTCATCATTATAGATATAAAAACTACCAGTTAAAGGATCTGTTGAAATTATGTAAAAATCTGGATTTTTTGCTAAAATCTGATAACCAGTCTCTATATCCACCCTAACTGATTTATCTTCAACTAAAACCTCATTAAGAACAGTACCCTGAACCTCCTGGAGAATAGATGGTGTAGCGGAATTGGTCTGACTCGCAAAATTAATTTGTTCTTCTGGAATAGTTAAACCAGAAGAATCTACTAAATTAGCTACTTTTATAATATAATCTGAACCAGAAGATAGTACAACATTCCAATAAAGAGTTAAAGTTCTACTAATCTGATTATAATCAGTTATTGTATTTATAGTTCTAAAAGCAGAACTAATTTCAACTGGTGTAGCAGCATCAGTAAATAATTTAAAGTTAGCGTTTACTAAAGAAGCTATTTTTATTGTTCTACCAAATTTAATATTAACTGTATTAACAGTTACGGTAGCGTTGTCTATTAAATACAAGCTCACTCAGTACACTCCATTAATAAAACCTAATTTAATAGTAACAAACCAAAACAAATAAAAGCATAGGGGGTAGCAGATTTCTCTACTACCCCCTAGCTATAGGGTTAAATCGCAACTATAACAACCCTAAGGTCTATCAGGTTGCCTCGTTGGTAACCATGATTTCGTAGTTACGGCTTAGTCTGACATTCTTGGCTACAGTAATACCTTCACCATCACCTAGCATTACGATGTCATAGCGCTCCTTCATCTTCAACGAACGAAGATCGCGGCTTGGATCATCGAATTGGTCGGTGCTCATGTCGTCCTTAACCAGTAGTGTACCTACCTCGTTACGGTCAATCAGGAACAAATCTGACTTAGCTGCATTTGCACCACTCTTAGCGGTAAAGCTTACGAATGGCGAAACAAGGACGTTTAATCCCATTGGGGCTGTTGCATTAAGAGCGCCCTGAGCTGACTGAGGACGGTAACCCCAACTTGTGCCAACAGCAGAAGCTGCACCGCCGGCGTGGAAGATGGAATCCTTAAGGAATACCGACCACATTAGGGGGTGAAGAATAAAGTCTGTTGGTACATGATTTTCAGCCATCAGAACAGCAGCCATATCTACAATGTTATCCCAGGTAATTGTCTTATTGGCAACGCCGTTAATGTCAAAACCTGTTGTATCATCATATGAACCACTATCATTGTCAAAAACGATAGTAGCTGCGTCCTTAAAGCGACTAAGTGCTATTTGCTCTTTCAAGCGAGCCATGGCACGACCGGCTGCACGAACATGTAGACCGACAATGTCCCAAAGTGAATCGGCAATTACCTCTTCTGTAAAGGCGAGCTTAACGCCTTTCTTTGAAACCTTACCTTCTACCTGCTTTGCAAAAGCGAGTGCTTGCTCTGGATACTCTTGTCCTTCTGGGATCTCTGCTGCTTGGATTGCATTGACTGCTGGGAACTCCAAAGAGCGCCCCTTGCCGAGGCGAACTGTAGAAAGAAGAGGCGTAACCAGCAATTGTGGCTCAGCTGCTTCTCTTAGCGTACGAGAGAGAACTTTGGGGAAAAGAGCTGCTGCGTCTGGTGAAGCAAAAGCCTCCTTAATGGTTACTCTATTGTCTGCATCGATATACCCGTCCTCAGTCATTGCAGTCTCCCAAGCTGGGAGACCACAGAGGAGCTCTTGGATTGTCTTACTCATCTTAGGAATATTCCTCCTGTGTTATTGTTTTGATTAGAGTGTCAAATTGACGCGGAAAGCACCAGTGACATTATATACATCTAGGTTGGCACGGATACCGAGCTTGCCCTTATGGCTTCCGCTACGAGTAAGTTCGTATACGGTTTTTAGTGCACCTGGATCTGATGGGAGCTGCATGTAGCTAAGGAGGCCATCATCGAAGTTTGTAGCAAACTTCTCAACCTCAATAACCTTACCGACCTGTAGGTAGGCGTATACAGCTGAACTGTTATAAAAATCAGCTGCAGCTGCAGCCACTGGACGTCCCATAAAATCAGAACGGATTAGTGACCCAACTGTTACATCGTCATTGATACCAGCAACCATGGGGTACTCTACATAACCATGGGTGATAAAGCCAGCACCTTGTGATGTGCCCTTATCAAATGGCCTATAGAGATCATATTGTGCGCAACCGATAGGAATTGAACGAGCCGGAACTGTGACTGTGTCACTTGAACCAGTTGTTGATGTTGGTGTAGCACCGTCTAGTGGATTCCAGCTTGGCATTACATCACCATAGCTCTTGCTAGATGATGTACCATTCGCTGGTACCACACGGGCATCACCGTTGCTATCGGCAACCACGGAAAGAATGGTACCCTTAGGAATAACAATCTCGAAACGATCATCTTCGCTATCTAGATACCATGTTGGCAAACCAGGGTGGGGAAGCAGGTATGCACTGGGGGCTATGCCCTCAGAAACAACAAACCGGCCAGCGCCTGTCTTGCTATGAACCTTACGGAACTTTGCTAAACTCATTTTCTATCTCCTTAATTATTAAAGTTTACGTCTGCCCATTAGAGCATCTACTAAAACCTGTTCAAAAGAATCTACGGAAGAAACAGGCTTGCCAATTTCTTCTTCTTTACCAAGAGTCAAAACATTATCCTCTAACTTATTTACCTCTGCCTCAGAAGTAACTTCTGGCATTCCAACAAAATTAGAAAGTCTTTTATTAAGTTTTGCAGGAGTCTTAGCCAAATCTCTAAGAGTATCAGCTAGTGATGAGGCCGTGCGAGCAACGTGCTCTTCGATCAACTTTTCGCGATCATCAACAGACTCAAAACCTAGACTAATCTTGGTATCGACAACTC